TGGGGAATAAAGAGATATCTGGACTGCTCGCCAGAGCAGGCACGCGCATGTGTGCGCCTGATCGGACTAGTTCACATGTTGAACCACAAGAGGAAGTATGGCTAAGAACAAGCCGCCGGCTGGAATGCCGTTCCCAGGACTCACTGAGAATCCCAACCAGTACACACTTATTCCTCTCCTGCCGGTAGAACATCTGGTAAGGAACAGACTGCTCAAGCTCCTGTGGAAACTGGGCATAGCGTACAAATTTCACGCGAGATCAAAATGAAACCATGGCACGTACCTACATACTCCGGCGACGACGAACTCTACATGAGGTGGGGCGACCATCACTACTCACTTGGGCAGAATCAGACAGCAGCGGACCTCATGAAGCTCCTCCTAAAGCTAGGATTGCGACTGGAATGCAAGAGATTCATATGATGAGCATGGCGGAGCTTGAAGCGATGATGGAGATGTGGGGACTCGCTAGAGGTATCGGCGAGACCGACGAGCATCTCCGCGTTCGCATCCGCTCCATGCTGCAGTGGCCAAGGTATCAAAACAACCAGTACATGAGGCTTTGTTATCTGCTATACAAGCTTGGCATACAGAGCGCGAGCAGAGACCTTCCTGTAGGCGCGCTATGATGGTCGAAGCTAAAGTGACTCATCCTGAGAGCGCTCTCTACCTCATCTTCCTGGTGAGAAATCTGCTTGGCCTCCCACAGATGAACCACATAGAGTACAAGGCTCTCAAGGAAGCGCACGAAGCCTACTGCAGAAGAAAAGGAATATGGAGGCAGAGAGTATGGATCAATTTATGAATCTGGATCTACCCTCTGCCAAGCACGGACCTTTTCACAGCTGTTACTACTGCTCATATCACATCAGGAGCAACGGTCTGGTTCCGAGTGTTTCCGACCACAACTTCATCGCCACGTATAATCTATTGAATCTTCTTAGTAAGCTAGGATTAAAGACAGAGGGAGCGCAGTTGTGAGAAGAAGGCAGAGAAAGCATCACTACGTCATGATAGGAGTAGGAAGGCTGAGCTTCATAGCTGACAGGGATGGCGACAACACCAAGCACAGGACTCGCCACATGGTTGAGGGAAACTCAGGCGCAGCCTTCGGACACATCGGCCTGTTTGACGGCATGAAGGTTAGAATAATCACTACTCCCCAAGAAGCCGTAAGCAGGTGGGGAATCAAGAAATGAGACTGTCTAGATTCATCAGAAGATTCAGCGATGTCTGGGGAAACAAGTACGGCAACGCAGAAGGCTCTGTGATTAGATGGCAGTATAACGTCGGCAAGACGGAGCTAAGATCTTTCAGCGAGGGCGGAGTCAGCAAAGCTGCTGCACTCACAGATCGCACGAAATCCATAGAGTCTGCTGGCCGCTCAAGGTTCATATTCACGACACAGCACAACCCTGAAAGACTCAGGCGCTGATGGATCTAGACGCGATCAGAAAGTTCACGCTCATCCTGTTCATGTGTAAGCTCTTAGAGCTTCCAAGACCCATGATGCCTATCGGATCTATATGTTGTGCCGACGGAAAGATGCTGTACTGCGTAGATGGAAAGAGTTGGGTGGAGATATGATTGTAGATATAAAAGAACAGAGAAAGACCGACTTGCTCAAGCTGCTCTTGAAGTTAAAGGTGGATAGTGCCAATAGGTTCTTCTTAGCAGGATCAACGATAGATATAGCTACGCTGGATAGAATGATGCGAAACGCTCAGATCGGTTTTGGAAAGCCAGACACACTCATCATGAGTCAGGCGAGTCTTGATCACCTGATGAAGGCGCTAAAGTAGACAGCATCTCGTTTAGACCGATCATGCTAGCGCCAGAAGATACACACCCCTCGTAGATGTCCCTCTCCATCTCTCTCAGTATAGACCTCATGTGGACAGCATGGATCAGCCCGATGCCGTGACTTATGACACCAAGTTTTTGAAGCAGATTAATCAGTTCCGCGGAGGCCTGGTCGCGCAGCGCGGCCGAATGCCTGCTCAAATTTAATGAGCGCATCCATGCTTCCTTTCTCGGGCGAGTAGTAATCTTTCACTATCCCGTACATAGCTAGAGCTGCCGACAGGTCAGCATCCTGAAGATCCCCGTAAGAGCGAACTGTGCGCGCCTTGAGGTGTCCACTGACGCCTAAGCGCTCGACCAGCTGAAGCAGCTGGTAGACAGAGATGACCTGCTCGTAGGTAAGTGTAGAGTAGAACATCACCAAGCCTTGCTGTGAATGTTCTCTGCCAGGTACTCCATGTAGCCCAACCACATCTCGTTCTTCTGATGCTTAGCAGTTTCTAGACCCAGATCAGACAGAAGCTGAAGGACTAGGTAGACTGAGTGCATCTTTTGGGCACGCTGGATTGGTTTCACAGGTTACTTTATACCGTACTTATTCTGGGTGTGCTGATACAGGAGTACCTGCACGAAGGATATCAACTCTAGACGGTACGCGAGTGCGATGAGTTCCTTATGGTCTTTCTTAACGTCGATCTTGTCGATGTGACGCTTATCCATACGATATCCTTTGCTTTTAGTGTAGAGAAAAGCAGAGGCAACTATAGTTAGAACTAAGTTTAACATTGAACCTCCTCCGCTAAGCTAAGAATTAGCTTAACTCTTATTTTAACACGATCGTGGTTATGACAGGGAGGTCGATGAGGCGAGGACGGCCGAAGAGAAGCTTGCATGTGAGGATATAAAGATTAATCTTTGCTTGATCTTGGTCGATGCGATCGTGCGTCTGGATGCTTACTTTTTGTCCCATTTGTAGTCTTTTCTAATCTCTTCAACCTCTACATCCTCGTCGATGAGATAGTGATGAGCAAGAACATCTTGAGCCATCTTCAGTCGCTGCTCCCTGCTTGGAGGAACTGGGTTCAAGAACTCCGGCAAGCATATAGCTCTAAACGGACACTTCTCGCATCTCTTCGAGCTCATGCACTGTCCGTCGGTGGCGACAATGTCTTCTAGCACATTCTTGTCAGAGGTACTAAGTGCCATCAGTCTGCCTCAATTACCCGATCAAGGGCCAGTTCGGCAATTTTTCTGGCGGCAGCTTCTTTATACCTTGCATCTGCTTCTTCTTCACTTAGACCATCTATGTTGAGAGCTTCTACGCAGCTCATAAACTCTCCGTCGTCGGATCTGACCAAGCTGCCTAGCGGACAGCGCTTGCACACCGAGGGCGTTGCCCAGGTACAGCTGCCATTCTCCGCTACAATCTGCTCAAGTATCTTTAGTCCTTCCATGTGGGATCTCTACCTTCTATTGTACAGGCGGCGCAGTTAGATGTTATCGATGGTATAATTTAGCTCAGGAGTTAAGTCAATTCATGGCAGAAGATAAACCAACAGCAGTATATCCATCGTATCCGACCAGCACTCCGTCGGAGATGCCGATGTACAACCCGGATCCAAGTATCCGCGGGTCCAACTACGACGACATCCTCAAAAATCGCGGTATCAGGTTCATCCACGAGAAGGCAACTCCATGTCCGAACATTCTCACTCTGGACAGCAACGCTCACGAGCCCAACTGCACCTTCTGCGACAACAACGGGTTCCTGCACTACGATGCGAAAGAGATCTGGGGCATCTTCTCCGGAAATTCGATTCAGAAAACATTCGAAGCGCACGGCGTCTGGGAGATCGGTACAGCCGTAATCTCCCTGCCAACCGAGTATCCTGATGGAACTGAGGCTGACTTCAACGCCTTCGACAGACTCACTATTCCTGACTTCACTGTTAGACTTTGGGAACTTAAGGAGTATGAGCCTAGACCTGGCAACATCCAGAGCCTGCGCTATCCTATCGAAAAGGTTGACCTCGCTAGCAGCATTCTTCAGGGCGGATCGTCCCAGAGAATCTATCAGCAGGGTGTAGACTTCAACATCAACGCTGACGGCGACATAGTGTGGGTTGACGGCAGACAGCCTTTCTACGATCCTCACACTCAGCATGGTGAAGTTATTACTTGGTCATTTTATGCAAACCCAGTGTACCTGGTAGTTCAAACGCTGCGTGAACTTAGAGTTACACAAGAGATGGTAAATGGGCAGAAGGTAGCTCGCAGATTGCCTCAGCAGATTCTCGTGAGAAGAGATTTCTTGCCTACAGCAGCTGAAACCATAGTTAAACCATGACCTTAACTCTTGACTTAAGTTATAATGGTTCTAGCGATGGATGGAATTATGCAAATTGAAAAGTCAATAAACGGCAGAATTATGATTGCCGGAAATTGCCCAGTTTGTGGACAGGACTTGGGGTTTAGACGTAGATCTGACCTGCAGAAGTCTTGTAAGTCTTGTTCTATCTCTGCCGCTATGAAAGGTAAACCCTCACCTAAGAAGGGTACCAAAACTGGAAAACCAGCTTGGAACAGAAAGATCGAAGATCCTATGCATAAAATACTAAGATCTAGACTTTCTCGACGCATGAGACATGCACTTGCTGGACGCAATATTGATAAAAACAATGTTCACATTTTCAACCTGCTTGGCTTTACTATACAGGATCTGAAGGCGCATTTAGAATCACAGTTTGTAGATGGTATGTCTTGGAATAACTACGGTGAATGGCATATAGACCACAAAACACCAGATAGTTGGTTTTCTTATTCATCTGTTAGTGATGATTCTTTCAGATCATCATGGTCTTTGGCAAATTTGCAACCTCTTTGGAAGTTGGATAACTTAAAGAAGGGCAATAGATATGCTGGAGGGCTGAAATAATGCCACAAGCAGTCTCACGCAGACAATACAGAATGATGATGGCGATTCTACATGGAAATGCCAAGGACGGACCACGTGGTCGTCCCCCAAAGTCTGTTGCTGCAAAGTATACCGATCCTGGTAAGGACGCGCCTGAGCAATCTGGCAGCGACAGCGGCGGTACGTGGGGCGAGAAGCACCACAAGAAGAATAAAGAAAAAGTTAAGGAAGCTCGCACTGAGCGCAAGAAGTCTAAGAAGGACTTGAAGAAGTCTTTCGAAGAGTACATGGAGAAGAAGCACAGCACGAATAACTGTGCCGCTGTTCTCGTCATGGACCAGCACAACAGGATCTTGCTAGCAACCCACAACAAGGGCGGACTTGCATTTCCTGGCGGCCATTGTCACCCAGACGAACCTTTCGAGATCGGCGCAGAGCGCGAAGCAGCCGAGGAGACCGGTTGTCCTGTAAGAATCTCAGCTGAGATCTGGCGCGGCAAGACTAACGGCAACAACACCGTAGTCTACCTAGGCGAAATCGTTCACGGCAAGCCAAAGAGCACTAAGAGCGATCACGGTAAGGAAGCGATGACTGATTGGAAGTGGTACGAGCTAGACCAGATTCCTTGGGGCGAGCTGCGCGACTGCTGCTACGAGCCTATCAAGGACTTCGTGTCCAAGCGCTTCGGCAAATCTCTTAAGGGAATGGTCTCTCTCGAGAAGCTCGAGAAGAATATCATCCGTCAGAAAGCTGACGCTGTATTTGAAGTTACGCACGGCGACGCTCTGAGACTCGTCGGCAACGGGATGTTCCGCACCCTCAAGAAGATCGTCGAGGGAATGCAGGACGAAGATTTCAAGGAAGTCAACCTAGACACATACACAGTTTCTATCCGTCGCCATATGAGCGACGTCTACTCCGGTCGCGTGAGCGACGGACATAAGGTCATCTACCAGTTTACTAACAAGTCTCTTCCTGAGCTTACTGCTGCTCTCATGAGCGTGTTCGAGTGGTACATGCCTGAGGACGAGAAGGACTTGTCGATGCTGAGCGATAGTGCTCTAGACGACGACGCTATCCACGGCGGAATCAACCATCTCATCGATGAGTACAAGCGCCATAACATCGGCAACATCTACGAAGAGATGGAGTCGATCCGCGAGACCATGCGCAACGGAGTTGCAGTGGATCTTCAGCAGGTCGAGTCGCGCATCATGAACCTCTTCGACAAGCTGGAAGAAACTATCCACGGCGTCATCGGCAAGCACAACCATCTTGCTGAGAGCGTCGGCAAGGACATGGACGAGCTTGAAGCAAAGTTGAGAGAGCTTCAGAGCAAGATCAACGAGAAGCCAGCAGCTCCATCCACTGTAGAAGCATTTTCTGCTAATCCAGCCAACAAAGACAGAGTCCACGATGAGTATTATTCGTATCTCTCCAAGCCAGTCATCAGCATTTCCCCCAACGGAAAGATCACCATAAGGTTTGCACAGGACTGGCAAGATCTAGAAAAAGAAAACTTCTTGAGAGACATGCGCGCTAAGGTGATCAACAAAGCGGGCAAGTCCGATGGCTAACATCTTTCTAGAACTCGAAAAACTCAGAGCCATCCTTAAGAACAAGGGTCTTGATGCTAGAGCGGTGGAGACGATCGTCTCTAAGGCTACCAGAGAGATCTACGAAGCTTTTGAGGAGAATGGAGACTCCGCAATGCAGCTCGCTATCGAGCTTGGCGTAGAGCAGCGCTCGCCTGAGTTCATCAACGAGCTGAGACTAGACTCTATCAACCTCTCCGTCATCACTGACTCCGGAAACACCGAGTTCACCGATCCTCCATTCCCAATGCTCGACAAGCTCCTGCAGAATGCTAAGCCGATGAAAGATGGCTCGGGCGTCTACAAGATTATTCCTGTTGGAAGCAGCGGAACGGAAAGACCAAAGGTCTCTACGAACATCTATGATGCCGCAAAGCAGATCAATGCTGAGCGCGCCGAGAATGCTAGAAGGCAGTACCAATCTGTCTCTCCTAAGGGTTCTAAGGGCGCAGTACAGTTTCGTACAGCTACGAGCAAGCAGGATGCAACTCGCCAGTGGGTCATCCCAGCTAAGACAAAAGATTTCACAGAGGACATGAAGACTATCAACCAAGAGCTCTCTGAGACTATGGAGAGCAAGATTCGAGACATCTTAAGGTCTTACGAGGAGGGCTTCTAAGATGCCGTTCGTAATGCCAGAGATTGTTGTAAGACGCCTCATCGACCTAGGCATCAAGGAGCTAAGAACAAACAGAGCCGCCTTCGATGACCTATTTCTGCAGTTTGCGGACCCAGAGTTGAATCCTGACTTTGGTCCTAACTATAGAGACCAGATCTGGGAGTGGTTCACCACCACCAAGATTCCGGTGGTTCAGGCTTGGAGCTTCAACGCTCAGAAGATTCCGTGCATTAGCGTTCACCTCGCCAACGAGACTGAAGATGAGTCAAAAGCTGCCATGAACGACCTCGCCGGCGTCGGAGAGCACTCAGATATCGGCACCGCTGTATTTACAGTGATGGTCGATGTCGGTATCCACGTTGCCAGAGGTGGAGATCACGTTATCTGGCTGTACTACATCGTCAGCTACATATTGTTCAAGTATAAGCTACTAGCTCATAGGTGGGGCTTGAAGCTGCAGACCTACAGCGCTTCAGATTACTCTAAGGACGCTGACAAGGCTCAGAACAACGTGTGGACGAGATGGGTCAGATTTAGATGCACCACTGAGAATTTCTGGGCCGCCGATGGACTCAGAACTTTCGAGCATGTCAACACGGATCCCTCTATCCAGGGGCCATGTTCCGAGGATGTGGCTACCAGTCTGGACGTAAATCCATGCGACGTTGACAGGACCGCAAACAAGGGCGTCGTAGCTGAGCCGATAGAGACAGAGTGCGATGAGTACGACGGGATGATAGACCCCGATGCCATCAACATTTAACTGACCAAATGAGTTACTATTAAGTAAGGAGCAAGACATGCCTAAAAAGAGAGAAGAAGCACAGCAGGCCGTTCAAGCAGCGCCTCAGCCTATGAAGGTTGACTTTGATGCTTGGTGGGCAATGAACGAGAAGAAGATTCCCGGTCATCACCGCAAAGAGATCATCGTAGCTGACTTCAAAGCACGTGGCCTCTCTATGAGAGAGACCATGCAAGCTTACAACGACGCGCTTAAACTGTATGGTGTTAAACTCAAGTAACTAACTATAGCGTCATGTTATAATTGTTATTGACTTAACTGACTTAGGAGATTTGCCATGGCAATCAACGTAACATTTAATGGAGCTACAATCTACAAGCCAGGTGCTTACTCCGAGGAGATCATTGACCTCGGCGGTGGGTTTCCGGTTGGACCAACGGGTCTTGTAGCAATTTTCGGCGAATCGGCTTCGGGCGTTCCTGGTTCTCAGGTTCCTGACCTCTCGCAAAACGTTTTCTCACCAGATCAACTTCCTGCAATCGTTGCAGAGTATGGCAGCGGACCAATCGTCGACGCTTGCACGTTCTTGTTTGCGCCTGGCGCAGACGGTGCAATCCCTGGCGGTGCGCAGCAAGTATACATCTACAAGACGAACGCTTCTGTGCAAGCTTCTCTCGCCTTGTCGAACACTTACGGAACGATCTCTGCTGACGCTTACGGCGTGAGCGGAAATCAGATCACGTACCAAGATGTTGCTGTTCCTGCTCAACCAGCAACTACTTCTTCGACTGCAACATTCGACTCAACCAGCTCGCCATTCGTTGCCGGCGGCGACGTCTTCGTTCTTAGATTGAACGGCGGACCATCTGCTAGCGACAACACCTTCACGCTTCCTGCAACTGTATCTCCTACGAGAGCTACTCTCCAGTCTGCGTTGAACGCCGGCGGTAACTGGTCTGGCGGTCTTCCTTCTGGAATCACCTTCACCGTTGGCGGCGGCTCTGATGCTGCAGCTTCGATCACCGTCGCTCAAGGATTGGGAACAAACCCTCAGCGCAACGGCTTCGGTCAAAACTTTGAACTCGTAAGCGGCAACTTGCTTCCTGTGATTCACATCGCAGCTGGCTTGTACACCTCTGAGAGCGAAGACATGTCTGTCATCACGATCAAGAACAACAACACCCTCGTCAGCGAATCTGCTACGGTCGGTGGAAACATCGTTGTCTCGATCGGTCGTAACGGCGGCGTTGCTCCTCAGGTCACGATCAGCGGCAACAACATGTACCTCATCAACAACTCTGTTCATGAGTACACGATCAGCCTCTCAACGTTCCCTTCGATGTACGCACTCGTGCAGTACATCAACGGTTCTACTGCCGGCAACTGGTTTGCTGAGCTCAGCAGCACCTTGATGGGTCAGCTTCCTACCAGCGCACTTGACCAAGTAACTGCTGTCGGCGCTGACGGCTCTTCGACTATCCTTCCTGCTCAGATCAAGAAGGACTCTTTCGAAGTTGCTCAGTTCTTCGCTTCGTCTGCTAACGTCTCTATCGCGAGCCAAAAGCTTGTCGGTCTCCCTGATCCTCAGGGTCCTACCTACTTGGCTGGCGGCGCTCTCGGTGCAACTGCTTCGGCAGACATCGTCAACGCCTTGACTCAGTTCCAGGCTATCCGCGTTAACTCGGTTGTGCCTCTCTTCTCGAGAGACGCTTCTCAGGACATTCAGGACGGCATCACTGATCCAAGCTCGACCTACACGATCGCAGCTATTCACCAAGCTGTCAAGACTCACTTGAGCTTGATGGCAACTGTGAAGGAAAAGTCTGAGCGTCAGGGATACCTCTCGCTCAAGGACACCTACTTGAACTGCAAGCTTCAGTCACAAAATTTGGCTGATGCCCGCATTCAGTTGGTTATCCAGGACATTCGTCAGGTCAGCTCTCTCGGCAACATCCAGTGGTTCTTGCCTTGGGCTGGCGCTTGCTTGCTAGCAGGTGCTCGCGGCGGTTCGCCAGTTGGTCTACCAATGACCTTCAAGTACTTCAACATGTCTGGTATTCGTCAGACTGCTCAGCTTCTCAGCACGCCTGAGGCGCAGATTGTTCAGGACTTTAATCCTGGAACTCAGTACGACGACGCCATCCAGAACGGTATCACCTTCTGGGAGAAGCCACAGACCGGCGGATTCCGTCTCGTACTCGATAACACGACCTACGGACAGGATGCAAACTGGGTCTACAACCGCGCTCACGTGCTCTATGCCGCTGACGTTCTCGCTTTCGACTTCCGCAGTCAGCTCGAGAACATCTATGTCGGTGCTAAGAACACGGTCTCTGCAGCCGAAGTTAAGAGTACTTGCGACAGCATCTTGACCAGCTACTTGGCTCAGGGTATCACGGTTTCGACCGCAGACGCCGCAAACGGCTACAAGCAGCTCGTTGTTCAGATTGTTGGTAACACCATCAACATCTCTGTGACAGTGAAGCTCGTCGAAGGTATCGACTTCGTGTTGGCAACGATTACGTTGCAACGTGCGAGTTCAAGCGCCTAATAATAGAGCTTAGATAAAGTATAGGGTCAGTGACCGCTGCGAAAGTAAGTCCTGGCCCTTTTAGTTTAAGGAGATAGATGGATGGAAAAACTTATTAAAGCATTTTCTAACGGTCAATGGACCATGGATGAGACGCTCGAAAAAGCGATTAAGCCAGCTAATTATCCAAAACCAGGTTCTGCATTACATGCCAGATTGTCTGGTACAGAAAAACCTCAATTAAGTCAACATCCTACCGGATTTGATCATAAAAATGTAAGTCATATTATTCACCACAATGAAGGTGGAATTAATAGTAGTTGGCACATACACATGAAAGACGGTAGTACACATAAGGCACACTCCGTAGATGGAGAATCGCCTCGTTGGTCACACAATGACCATAAAGTACAAGGTCCAATTCATACTGCATTAACTAATACATGGAATACTAGCCCAG